CGATGAAATCTTGTTTGTATGGCATTTTCATAGGCCTCACCTCCGATAGTTCGGATGGCGCTTTGTGGTTTGGAATAAATCAGGCTATCGGGCTCTTATGCAGAAGAGAGGGATTGAAGTGATACCCGAAATCTGAAATAAAAAAACCTCACCAAGGTGAGGTTTAGTGTTTCATTTGCAAAACTGAAAACTTTATACTTTAAAAATAATCTTGAACATTTTTACACCCCATCTTTTGGTGTGTAATTCCGCTGTTCTCTCTCAATCTCTTCTTCGATTTGCGATACTGTTTTACGAGAGCGCACTCCGATTCGAGCTTGTGCAGTAGGCTCTGCTGTAAAGTGTTTTTCAAAATCCAGTTTAACCCGATTTGCTTCAGCACACATACGGATATATCCGCGGAGCATATTTTCTTTAAATGTATACCACCCTCTACGTTTTCCATCAAAAGCAGGTACAACAACTTCCCCAAAATCTGTGGATTTAAAATTCCTTAATATTCTAGAAAAAGCGTCATCCCCCAAAAGCGGAATCTCTTCCTTTTTTCTCCATGACACTTGGTCTATCACACTGCAATAGGATGCTTTTACATCCCAAATAGTTCTTTGCAAGTCTCTTGAGTCCGCAACCGCCCATAAAATATAAGAATAATGGCGATCACGGGCTAATGTAGCTTTTTCGTACGGCCCTCTAAGCGATTGCGCTACTGACGTTACAGCTTCATTCAGACCATCTAGATACAGACTATTAGTAATGGTCTTTAAATCTCTCTCGTAGGCCAAAACAAGCATCTTTTCACAAATGAGATGCACATAATGGGGATAACCATCACTAATGCCGGCAATACGAATCCTTAAATCTTCAGGCACAACTAGACCAAACTCACTAAATGCCCTGTCTATAATTGCAAAGCAACCGGAATAATGTAGAGGATCAAGCTTAAGTTCATGTATTTGCCGTGAACTTGAAGCATGCCCCATAAGTAACTCATCATATGATTCTGCAATGCCAGTGAAGATAAATTTTACATTAGACCGCTTATCCCCTAGTTGCTTCAATAAGGTTCCAAATTTCTCCCTTTCTTTAGCATTTTCAATTCGATCAAACTCATCAATTATTATAAAAGGTTTATCTGAATGAATTTTTTGCAGATACTCCAGAGCAAATACAGCTGATGATGTATCAACTATTTTTATTTCTTGAGGAGCCGATGTCCCTTTCTTGTCAAATTTTATTCCTGTTCCGCCGACTCCGAGACTAACAGACACACTCCACTCACTTTTATACGCACCAGTAGCACCAGCTTCACGTAGCGCATCTGCTACTATGGATTCCATAGTAGTGCTTTCATCACAGCTTAAAAGAATAGGATCAGTCTGTTCTTGAAGATCAAAAGCAATGGAATGAGCAAGGGATGATTTACCTACACCTCTGTGACCAAAAATGAAACTATGTCTTCCCGGGGCATAGAGAGCCTGTTTCATAGCTTCGTACTGACGATCTCTACCAAACAAAAATTCAGAAGCATCAATTGGCTGCGATGGTCGAACGACCTGATACAACCGAGTATAGAAATCGTCATTACTCAAAGCTGAAAACGACATATTTTATCCCCCTAATTTTTTTAACTCATTATGAGTCATGAACAAGAGGGATGAAAGCATCTGCTGTTGATGAAAACTCAGTTTCCTAGGGACACCACGCAGAAGAGCCAAAAGATTGACATTCGACGATATGACAGGGGTACTGATGCAATGCACCTCGCGAATACCCCTGTCGTATCGCCGGAAAGCAAAAGCCCCGACTGGCGGGGCTCTCGTCATAATCAAATTGTCGCTTCTCATCGCTGCCATCGTGGCGCAGGTCTGCCAAGCATGAATGGATTATCTAACTTTCTGGGTAGAATTCAATGAACATAACTAAAAATAGCACTAAAAGACAAAAACGCTTTCTAATCATCCAGAAGCTTCCGGGCTGACAGATAAACCTTCGCTCTGAAAATCTGCAGACACCATTTAACACGCTCCCTCGCCTTTTCAGGGGTTAACCACGGCGCAATTATCCGCAACTCTCTTGTAATATCAGATATTTTTTTTCGCGTGGTGTAATACTGAAGACCGACGACATATACCGGATCATTGACATCAAGCGCCATCAACACGGATTGCTCTACAAAATCAATATCATCATTATGCAGAGCTTCATCGATTACGCTGGCGGCTGGCTGTGGCCACAGAATGGTATGAGCGCGATTCAGTGCCTGCTGCCCCTTCAATCCCTCACTGCGAGCCTGGTTCAGCGCAGCCGTAAAACGCTCCAGCGCTTTATCCGACCAACGTCCTCCCCTCAGTACATTCCAGCATTCATGCCCCCTGGGCATTCGGGGGGCTGTTCCCCCGCTCACACCTTCTCCCCATATCGTTAACAGTGATTTAATCCATGCCGACTGAATCCCCGTAAGGAGAGTACATTTACCCAACCAGCTTTTGCGCGGCGCTATCGCTGCTTTTTCCAGAGCTGCGCGGTGTGAACGTTTTTGACGTGGCGTCATGGTTTTTTCTCCTTTATGCCAGCACGCCAAGCGCGAACGCCCGGTCCAGCACATTTTTCAACATTTCAAGCTGAGAACCGTATTTACGTTCAAACTTGACCGGGTCGTTATGCAGTTCTGTGTGATGTTTGCGGCACAGCGGAAGTGTAAAGCTGTCATGGGCTTTTGTTCCCATTCCTCCCTGCCCGTGCCCGATAAGATGATGGGGATCGTCTGATGGCATTCCGCAGCATTCGCACGGCTGGGTTTTCACCCACCGGAGATATTCAGGCTTTACCCAGCGAATACGCTTTGGCCGTTTCATTTGGGTTTGCGGAGATTCCGGATCAACGTTCAGCGTCACAACAGGCTTTGTCGCCGGCATTACTGAAATAAAGTCACCTGGCAGCAATTCCAGTCGTTTTTCGAGAATGCTGGTGGCAGGAACCGAGGGGACGATCTCGCTATCTTTATAAACTGACCGCAACGGTTCGTTCGGCAGCGCCAGAGCGCGGCATGCAACCCCTTCCGGTATCGCAGCAGAGACGCCGGAATACACTGCCCACCAGCACAGTTCTGCAAGTGAAAGCTCTCTGTCTTTCCCACACCTTAGTGCCGCTAATACGTTATCAATGACCCACTCGATCAGGTTCTTGCGTGCCAGTGCCGAAAGTTGCTCCGTCGTTTGCTCCCGCAACTGGTTATCACAATGCCAGCAGACACGTATTGCCCCTTGCTCATATCGCATATTGACCAGCTCGCTATGGTGATATTCTGAATGCGGCCACTGGCAATGGCTCACCCGACGGCATAACCATTCCTCCAGTGCCGTAATTCCTCCAGCAGCGCGGATCACACGTTCATCAGTAAAAAAAGGCACCAGACCGCCATCTTCCCCCAGCGGCTGGCAGGCATCAGGGATTTTCCCGGATGGCCAGCGCGTCATATACTCTGGAGGCTTTTCTATCAGCACCCGACCATGATGAAACAGACCGAACAACTCACTGCCCGGCTTCAGCATTATCAGCCCCATTTCGCGAACAATTACGGGTTTGAGCAGCGCGCGCATTCAATAATCCCCCGGATGACTATTTGCCCCTTTTCTCCCCAGATTTTGGTGACGCGCCCGTCCCACACGCGGCTGTCGTCATCAAATATTGCATCGAGTAATGCCTTTTCGAGATTGTCCTTGTCTGGTTTCTGCTGGTGCGGTTTCCCGCACATTTCGGCGCGGCGCTTCCTGCTCCAACTGGCAGGCATGGGAAGTATGAATGTGACGTGATAACCTGACTCAGGCAGTGAGACATGGTTCAGCCTGACTTCATCGCAGAACGCACGATAGCGAAGCACCGGCGGACGTTTCTGCCATTTATCCCGCTGAGTCATTCTTGGTTTACCGATCGGCGTGATATCGTAGACGCGCATAATCACCCCCACATCCGCGAACGATACGATTTTTTAGTGTGAGCCGGACCGGAGTTTTCAGTCAGTAGTGCACTGACAATCCAAAAACACGGATCAGAGTCGAGGCTTCTCTCTGTTTTAATGCCCTTTGCCCGGTAACGTGCCACCAGCTCGTCGGCCTGCTCAGTTGTCAGCCCGTAATGAGTGAACCAGCTTCGTTTCATGTCACCTCCATAACGGGCGGCAACAGAAATTCGCTGGCGTTGGGTAACGTCAGTGAGGATTGTATTTTGAAGTGGTTTTGCGCCATCGTTTTCTCCGTGGCGCAGCAGGTATAGGTTGTTCAGGCCTATGAAGGAAGTGTATCAGATTTCCGGGAAACGCGATAACCAGCTTTTTCCAGCATTTTAGTAAACAAGGTTGGCGTTCCTATAATTTCATCCTCCTGAAGCGGCATAAACGACACAACACCGCCGCGCCGATACATCAGGGCGCGTTCGCATTCAGGAAATGAATGAAGTCTCGCAACAATAACTCCATCATGACATCTAATCACTGCATAGCCTTTTTTTGGTAATTCTTCTTTTTTTGTCACCTTTCGACCCCTCCAGATAAACAGGGTAATAACGCTTCTGGCATTAATAGAACCAGTCGTCAGCGCTTTCCCATGTCTCCTGCAGGATGCTTTCGATGTTTTTTTTATCGTCTTTATTTCCACCGAAAACGCTCAGACTGTCTGAACCAGCACGACGAATTACCAGGCTGCAATTTTCATACTGATTGTTAAGGCGCTTAAGCAATTCTTTCTCCAGTGCTGGCAAAGCTCCATTCGGAAGTTCTTTAGTGCGATCAATGGTTAATTCAACTTTCATAATAGCCTCCATTGCATGTACTGTATTTATGTACAGTATACCTATGAAAGAAAATGATCAACGGTTTAAGAGCACAAATTGTTAATCATATGTCAGGAGGTGAAGCATCAACCCGCCGTAGTGGTTTGAATTGAATGATTTTTTTAAGAGGCAATTTCTTGCTACTGGAGAAACACTGGCAAACGAATCTTTGCCCGCGCCCAATGAAGAATGGTGATGTTTTGGTACTGTGTGTTGATTTTCACCTCTGGCAATGCCAATAGAAAGGCCCGCAATGCGGGCCTCGGTGTTACTGTAGGTGGGTGCGTTTAGGCTACTTCTTTATGTTCTTTTTCTGCCAGAAAGGACTCTGCTTTAACAACGCGGCTAAGTTCTTCCTGGGTCCGTGCGTCATTTTCTACTTCCCAAACATCGACGTTACTTTGCAAGTTCAGCCAGAATTCAACACTTGTTTCGAAGGCTACAGACAATCTGAAAGCCATCTCTGTGGTAAGTTTACGATTATTGTTCACCAGAGCACTCACAGAGTTCCGATGAACATTCAACATCTCAGCAAGATCGTTGATTTTTAGATCCAGAGGTTCAAGGTATTCGTAAAGTAACACATCTCCTACAGTTGTTGGTTTCCTCATGGCTTGTCTCATTTAATCTACCTACTATTGCTTACTATTCAAACTCATACAATTAGGGCCGAAGCCCTAATCATAGCTCATTATTATTTTTGTTTCTTATAGCTGTGCGGATCGAGGTAAACATCCGTTGCTTTACCGTCTTTCCAATTAAAAATTAATCGATATTTTTCGTTTACCCTTACAGATGAAAAGCCTTGTAGTGGCGGCTGTAAGTTTTCATATCGATTACCCGGCGGAGACCTCAGATCGTTAGCTGTGGTTGCCGCATTCAGTATATCTAGCTTCCGGGCGAGTGAAGATTCGATATCTTTAGGTATGTGTCGTGTCGACTTACCGTATAGAAAAAAATCTTCAAGCCACTGATCCCGAAAGCTTTCAATGCTTTTTAGCATTTCATTCTAGCCCTCCTTAACCACTTCTTTATACACATGATAATGCACAGTGGCACTGTGCGCAAGTGCATTAAGGTCTTTCCCAATAATTTTGTCTATTATGCTGCCGCATCACCAGTAATAGCGCACATCTCAGGGAAATTTGCCCTGACCAGCGCCTCGGCGAACGGTGGCGGGACTGCATTGCCGCAACGGGCAATCTGTTTGTCTTTCGCATATTTAACGCCACGATAATCCCGATCGATGATGTACCAGTCAGGAAAGCCCTGTGCGCGATAGAGTTCGTGCGGTTGAAGCATACGCATACCGATATCGACGATGCGGTACGTTATTCCATCAATGTCGACCATCCCGGTGCATTCCTCGCCGCAGTATTCACGCAGGAACGCCAGCGCCTGCTGTGCGCGGTGTTCGTCGTAGTCTTCGACCGCCAGAGTGGTTTTGACTTCCCCGACATGCAGGCCGCCGGCCGTAACTGTGGGCATTGGTTCACTCGTGGGCTGACCATCGCGACAGGTGCCGCGCAGTTTTACCAGGTGAGAAGCCACAACAGCATGATGATCGACCGTCGTCACCGAGTGGACTGGTTCATCCAGCCCGACGCCCGGCCCCGTATAGTTGCCGCCGTAGTGCTTTGCGAGAAACGCGGAGACCAGTTGCGATTTACCGCCACCGCCCGCCGTAATCGTCGCGCTCGGTTCGTCCGCCCGGTGACCGATGCTGGCCCCAAACTGACGAGCGATAACCGGCGCAACCAGACAGGCACGAGACTGTTTCAGGATGGTGTGAGCGGGTTTATCCAGCGGGCGAGGCTTTGCCTGGTACTCACTGCCACCGTTACCAGCTAGGAACGGTGTAAGCGCGGCCTCAACAATGCCGAGGGCATGACCATTCCCGCCCGGGCGCCGCGATGTGCCAGCGGTGATTGTCGGGACTGGTTGTGTGACATCCTGCCCTGTCGCGCCTGTTCTGAATTTCGTCAGGTGCGGTACCGCGATTGCGTAGCCGTGGGTTTTGGTGATTGTCTGCAGCGGTTCTTCCAGCGACTGGCCCCGGAAGCAGTCGTAATGCGTTTTGGTGCTGGTATGGTTGCACTTCACGATAAACGGCGACGAGCTGTCGATAACGAAACGCTGAATACCGCGCGCAATGCGTTTGAGCGTATTCACTGCCAGGGGCTTTTTGCGGTCGAAGATCGACGGCGCAGGAATAGTCCAGTCGATACACTCCGCAGCGGTGCGCCACGGCAACAGCTTGCCAGCCTGAACCGCCGGTGATTTCGGATCCCCGTGTGTTGGTTCCGGCCACACTATAGGTTTCCCGTCACAGCGCATAACCATGAAGAAGCGTTTTCTGATCGTCGGCGCACCGTAGTCACAGGCGCGAAGTTCGCGATACTCAACAACATAACCCAAACCTTTTACCAGCCTGGCGGCGTCCTCGCTGTCGAGAGGAATACCCAGGAATTCGCAGCACTCCACCAGCGCAGGATGATCGGCAGAAATTCCGGTAGTCAGCATGCCAATGAACGCTTCAAAAGTTTCACCTGTACGGGCCGGGTCTGGTCGCATTTCTCCAGCCAGTAGCGGTCCCCACGTTTTAAACTCTTCGACGTTCTCCAGTTTCATCACCCTGGGTTTTACATCCAGCCCCCAGCGCAGTGTCACCCAGGCCAGACCGCGTATCGCTTTTTCTACTGGCTTCGCACCTTTAGCTTTCGAAAAATGGCGGCAATCCGGGGAAAACCACGCGAGCGCAACCGGGCGACCAGCAGTCGCAACTTTTGGACTGACATCGTATACGGATTCACAGTAGTGCAACGTATCAGGATGGTTTGTCGTATGCATCGCCACGGCGTTCTCATCGTGATTAATCGCAATATCAACGCTTCGACCAATCGCCATTTCAATACCGGTTGACGCGCCACCACCACCAGCAAAATTATCAACAATGATTTCTCTCACGCGTAATTCTCCATCGCGCTTGCCAGCGAACGGGCAGCTGTAACAATTGACGGTACCGGCATTTTCTCCAGCCACATCCTGTTTATGTGATGCTGCAGGCGTCGCTGGTGGTGAGAAGGGAGATCACTGGCATTCTCGACCTGAGAAAAAACCATTTTCACTTCCGCTGGCCAGACGGTTTCAGGAACATCCACCAGCAGCAGATTTTCCAGTTCAATGATCCGGTTGGTGGCGTATTGCAGTAGTTGATCCATCACTTCGCCTCCCGCCATGCCCGCTTATTACATCTCGGGAAGCGTTCTAGCCTCCATATCCAAATCATCCACAACATCTTATTAAATTCAGGTAGTGCCCGATAATCATCAGCACTCATTTCGAAGGCCTTGAGTCGCCACTCTGCCACCTTGACCACCCGCCACAGCATCACCATACAAAACAGAGTGCAAACAACAAGGAAACCGAAAAAAAGATAAGTACTCACCTCACTCCTCCTGCTGTGGTGCTGATTCATGTCCAAGCCCTTTATCAGTGAATGATATAATCACTTTTGACGGATCAGCGCACTGCGGAGATTCTCCATTCCGGAATACAACGAAACTGCTGCCGTGGAGCTCAGACATCTTCTCAGCTTCAGCTTGCCAATCCGGAATCACCGGAGAGTTTCCAGCCTTACGCCGCTCGCTATCCAGGTCTGTTTGCAACTGAATCACCCAGCGGGCGAGCTCCCCTTTTTCGCCGGATTCAAGCCGTAAATCATCTAAACGATATTTATCAATCATTGCTGTTATCCTCACAGCAGTAGTGCGCACCGTCAGGATCAGTGCTTTTAAATCCGCAGATGTCACACTCTATTTCAGATACCGGCAACTCCTCACGATTACTTACAGGTTCGGCTTTACCATGAAGCATGGCGTCGCGGCAGGCGTTCCAGCCTTTTTTGAAACCGATACGCCCTGTCCACCTGTCAGCGTCTTTGGCATCAATTTCCATAATGGCATCTGCCATAGTCATTTCTTCCGGTACTACCGGCGCTGGCGGGGCGGCGTAAAGCGGCATAGCATCTTCATGAAAGGAGGGAGAGTACCCACACGGTCCTTTCCGGAATGTACCAACAGGCTCAGCCTCCAGAGATGCCAGCGCGATACGCGCCATAGCAACAATTTCACCGGTTTTAATCGAGCCAAATACTTCTTCGTAATCGCATGGCTCAAGCCCAGCGGCGTGAATGATTTCTGCAACTCTTTCTTTGGTAATAGTGGTCATGGGTTAGTCCTCACCTTTGAAGCTTCTTTCGTGACCGTTCTTTTTGAGCATGCGGTCAATAAGGCCAACATAACGCGCCCAAGCTTTGTCTGAATCATCCTCACCGCTACCGATCATTGATGCGCAGTCATCGGTGAGGCGCTTAATTGCTTCAAGTTGAGCGGGGGTGACATCCAGCTTCATACTTGTCCCCCCTTATCGATGCCAGGGGCGACCGCGCTGATTGGCTTGATACTGTCCAAGAGCAACCGGCGGCGCATGTTAGGCGCGCCCCAGCGGTAACCAGTCTTTTTGTCGTAGGATTCACAACGCCCTACAACCCATGAGTTTTCAGTGGAATGCAGTTTCAGCCGTTTTTTCCCGTCGCGAGTTATGACGATCCCGGTGTGCGTTTTGATAGTTTTCACGCTGACACCCTCCCACCTAACCGTTTCAATCCGTGATTCTGTTTGCTCACTTCGCGCGCCGCATCCCGTAGTTTGTACAGACGCTCCAGTTTGGCTTTCGTCCGGCGGATCTCGTTTGAAATAAAACGGACATTAGGGATAAGCAGGTCATCCGGGCACGCTCCGTGTAAGGCCGGTTCTGCCAGGTCATCGGCATTGTATTTTTGCTCCTTTTTGGCAGTGACTTCTGACGCGGGAATGTGAACTGCTTCCGGCGTTGTCGGAATACAGGACCAGGTAACGCCCTTCCCTGAACCGTTTTTCACAATCAACCCACGGTCAGCGTAAGAACGCAACACAGTACCTAACCCACGGGGATTGCGGTTCAGAAGGTCCGCAAGATCTGACGTGTTCATCGAACCTTTTTCAGTAAGCAGATCGATAACCATTTGCGGAGTGACGGGGGCCGGTTCAGCTCCCCGGACAACTTCAGCGTTTTTGCGCAGTGGTGTTGTTTTTTTCGGGGTAACGGCTGGCGCCGTAATAACCTTCGGAACTGGTGCATCGTTGCTGGCAATATCCCAGTAGCCGTTGATGAAAGTCACAGCTCCCAGATCTTCATGCTCACGTAGAACGGCTAGCGCTTCAGCTGGCTCAATTTTCATTCGTGCAGCAATCTCACGCGCGGTCGCTTTACCCATCACTTTTAAAACATCAATAATTTGTCTAGTCATTGGTCAAAACTCGTTTTAGTTGATTAAACCTGCCGCTTTACGGCGTTTGTACTCGTCCATCAGTACCTGTGCAGGTGTTGGCCCTGCCGGATGATGTGGCGCAGCCAGTTGGCGGCGAATCGGCGGAACTGACATGCCGTTTTTGACGTGCTTCGTCCACTTAGTGAGTAATTTTTCAGCCAGTTTTTTTAATTCCCCCTCTGTCATCTGCCGTTCAACACCAGTTCTGCGCATTTCAATGCAAACGTGATACAGCACTGGTTGCGGCCACGGATATTTGTCGCTTCCGGCATATCGATACGACTCATTTCGCCAGCGTCGGTATTCATCCATCACCTGGTCTGATGTGAGTCCAAAAGGATTAGCCCCACTGTCAGAAACCAAAGATACGAATTCAGCCAGGTCAGGAGGCCAGGTGTTCCCGACGGCACAACGCTCCATGCACTGCTGGCACACAAGACTGATTTGGGCATCAGTCATTGAACCTATCTGAGCTATCCACAGAGTCGATGGTTCTGCCCCATTCTTCTGCGTCCAGCGGTTCGAGAATATTTCCCCCATCACCTGCCATAGTCGCCACGCTGTTTCCGTCGCCATCAAGTCCGTTACGGCGCCGCCATTCTGCGTGGGCTGATTGAATTTGCTGAACAGCTCTGGATGCTGTCGGTTCTGGTCGTGTTCCAACATTGCTGTCACCTCCGGTTACCGGTTGTTTTTTCGTTCTCACCAGCACAACATGCCGGGCGAATTTTTGTTCCCACTGGATCTGGGTGAACACTTTCCCCTCCGATGCCCAGTACGCCGAGAATTCGGCTAGCTCAGTGTCAAGGTAATCAGGCTCTGGCAGTCGAATCCCCCACTGCGCAGCACGCTGCCGAAAATCTACAGACGGCAACCAGGAGTCGCTCATGCTGAACTTGCCGATCGGTTCTGATACGCCATCCACGTATCTGGGTGGGGTTGGGTCTTCCAGTTGGGTATGCCCACCAGAATTTTCATTCGCGCCTGCGCTAAGAGAGGGGTTTTCTTTTAGATCTGTATCTGGATCTTTATTAGTTGGCTCGCCGTTACCTTCTCGTTGTGACGGAGATTTAACGACCGTTGAACGCTCGTTTCCTCCTCGTTGCTTTTCCGTTCCTTTTTTGGCTTTTCTGGCTATAGCTGAAGCTTTCCCGGCAGCAGACTTCTGTTTCAGGGAAGAACGAACCGCTTCCAGATCTCGTTCTATCCGCTCATGAATCCATTCATCGCCACTCTCGGTAAAAAACTCTTTCAACGAAGTTTCAACGGATAACCAACGCTCGTTACTCATCCGTGCAATTTTTGGTAACCGACTTTTAGGGATAGATTTTCCCGTCTGCCAGTAATTGAACATCAGCAGCAGATATGCACCGTGTTCTTCTGTAGACAAATGCATTGTGTCTGCCAGATAATCAGCTATATACAGCTGCATATACGGTAATGCGGCCATCATCCCTCCGAAATACTGATTGAGAGAAGCGAGTAAGCATGGAAAAGATTATTGCTGTCCAACATCGAGCAGAAATAACTGTTACTTACGATCTGCAAAACAATGAGGTTTCTATCATTTCCGATGAATGTCCTACCGTTGCAGATCCAGACCTTGGCACCTGGCAAGAGTTGAAAATTTCTCCAGCAGATATTCCTGGCCTGATCGATGCCTTGCAAAGAGCCCATTCCGCGATGACAGCAGGCTTTTGAACCCAATAACTTTGCGCTTAAAACCAGGAAGAACTTCATAACAGTACTCATTGGTCATTACTCGTTAAAAAAATTGCGGCGCTACGGCGCTGATACTCGCCAGTAGTGGTCCAGCCGCATCAACTGGCAACATGTTGAATAGTGCTATAGCTGCCTCGCGGATCTCTTTTTCAAGCTTGTGCAGCGGCGCGCCAAGCAACTTGGCTTGATGAGCTTCACTGCATTCCTTAATCGCACTCGCCACCAGCTCACATTCTGTTTTTCCCTGTCGTAATCCATGCTTTCTCGCGATCTCAATCGGCATCACAACCGAAATTGCGTGAGAGAGCTGCATGACATAGCCCGTGTATTTGCTGGAATTAGTTTCATTTTTCAGATACCGAAACAGGTTCTGTTTGTTTACAGATATTCCGCGACCGCCCTCTTTCCCCCATTGCTCGGCCACCAGCTGCGCGATCTTTTCCTGGGCCTGTCCAGGCAACGTGGTTTCCCACTCACGAACAGCTTCAAAAATGGCACGGCAGCGAAGTGAATCACGGCGCCGCGGTTCAAACTGATTTTGAGTTTTCAGTGAAGCTGTGATTCGTTGGTTATGATGAGAGTAAGTTACAGAGTGCATAGTTAGGCCCCTTCTTGCGGCAAACCATCAGCTGGGTTTGGGTAAAGATCTGGCCTCAGCTCGTGTGGTGTCACCTGCCAATCGACGGCTTTTGAAACACGCACAACAAGTTCGCCTGGCACCTTATTCTTGAACCATCCATTAACTGTTTGGGCTCGACGATTAAGGCGACGCCCCAGTTCAGCCTGACTGCATATTGCTAACATTTTCTTTTGAGTAGAGGTCTTCATTGGCATATCCCGTTGAGTGAACATGCAGGAAGTAAATCAAATTAAATCGATATCGTCAAATTATATCGATAGGTTTAGCTACAGATAAAATCTGTATAATCGTAGGTATGTTTTTGAGCGGGTTAGGAATATGAACTTCGGAAAGCGACTACAAAAAGCAATCCAAGAGCTTGGAATCTCTCAATCAGAACTTGCACGTAGATTGGGAGTTAAAGCCCAGTCCGTCAATGGCTGGTGTAATTCCAATATACTTCCAAGAGCCGACATCCTTGATCAGCTACAATCCGCCACAGGCTTTCCGCTTTATTGGTTTTTTCTCGAAGAAACTGAAGCTGACGATATACCTGTGATCATGTCAGAAAAAAAGCGACAACCTCAGTCTATTCAGGAACAAAAACTTCTTGAACAATTTGAGCTTTTACCTACTGATGATGAAAGAGAAAAGATTATTGAGTTGATCCAAATGCGCCTGCAAGAGCTTGACGATGTTGCTACAGCCTATCTAAAAAAACGGAAAATAATACCAAGTAACGAGTAACCACCTACCATTACCCTCCAATAAATAAAGAAAAATCAATCCGATAAACTAATCGGCGAAATCTTCACGCCTCAACATATCGATTTAATTTGACAGATATCGATTCAATCGATAATACTATTCCCAACGCAAAGACAGTCATCCAGGCAGGACGCCCACGAAGTAGCTGCCGGCGGCATACGAAACACCGGATGAGATGACAAACAGAAATGCGCAGCAGGTTTTAACCGTTCCGCTGGCCGGCGATAAGGCAGAGAGAATAAAGATGGAAAAAGCATACGAGGAATACTTTGAAGGTCTCGCCGAGGGCGAGGAAGCACTCAGTTTTGCAGAATTTAAAGAGGCTCTGTCATGAAATCCACCAGCGTAGTTCCTAACAACGGGTGCGCTGTTCCAATGCGAAACATCCGCACCGGCGCAGCATGGAAAGTTTCATACAACTACCTCGACGGCATCTACTGGCACGAACCGCAGGGGAATCTGCGCAATATTCGCCGCCCATTTGCCTCACGCACCATCGAACCGAATCTTGTACCAGCGGGGACACATTGATGGGAACTCTGTACGCATTAGTTCTGACTATCGTCATGGCAAACGGTGATTACCAGGAAGCCGTCCTTGGTGTTTATGGAAGTGAAAGAGATTGTCTGTCGGCAGCAAGTGAGCAAAGTAGTGTCACGAACTGCTATCCCGTTGATGCAATTATTCCGGCTGACGACCAACAGCCTCCTGCTTTTTTTTAACGAGTTTTGACCAATGGCTGTTGCCAGCCTGATGCTCAGTGCACGGGGCATCGTGATGGTAATACTGCCATCGTAACCAAACAGGAGACGAAGACCTGTTCTGGTTAAGTTGAGAATCTACTTTGCCCGTCCCGTGGCGGGCCTTTTTCTGGAGGCTTTTATGTCAGCAAACGAACTGGCATTGAGATTCAGTACCGCACCTGCAGAGCAACTGATTGGTATTTTACCTGTCCTCGAAGTCAAAGAAGCCCTGCGTGATGAAGTGGAAGATGACGTTCTGGGGGAAGTCTGGACGGAACACAACTTTGAAATGGAAGCGATTGGCGAGCAACTCGATGAGACGGCTCAACTGGCCAGAAAATTCGAACTGACTGCCGAAGCATTCGCAACGGCAATCAAACTGGCATTGACGTTACCACACAGCGAGGCAATCCCTGTTTTACAGAATGCTCTCAGAGATAATCCAGGTTACGGTCGCGAACCGACTAAGGATGCGTAATGGAATTTGGAATAAAACGAGTTGTGGCATCTGTCCAGACCGTGGCAATCCTGAACAAGATGTACTGCGGTAAAGCTGTGTCTGTCGCCTCCATTAGCAAAGAAACGAAACTATCCGTGTCCTACTTGGAACAGATTTTTTCAAGACTTCGCCGCAGCGACATTGTTACCAGTCAACATGGTCCAGGCGGTGGATATCACCTCAAAAAAATGAACCCCAGCGTTGCTGATGTAGTTCGTGCTGTAACACATACGCCGGATTCGTTTGAACCTGTGCTGAATGCTCTAGAGTGGGTTCCTGTTGCGCAGTTGTCGCAGGGGAAAACCCTTACCCCATAAAGCACAAAACCCGCGCAAGGCGGGTTAAGTACCCGGTCAGCCGACCAAAGCTTTCCGGAACGAGTTTTGACCAATGACCACTACCACAGGCGGCAATCATCAGCTGCCGGGTATCTTACAACCTTAAGGAGCCCGAACGCAATGAACACATATGCGTATATCATCAAAGCCAAAGCCAAAGCGACTTACTCAAAAAGCCTCTTTTGTTGGTTCTCTGCAAAATCAGACTCGCGTGCTGAACGCGAAATTCTCAACCTTCTGGAAGATTCCGGGATTGAAGTTGGCCGTGGTGCTGACTACCAGCTACCTATTCGTACTAACTGGTTTGTTGTTGACGATCTGCCTGATGAAGGAACGCTGGATGACACGTGGTGTGATCGCTACGAGCTCAGCGAGGATGGTTTAACCTGGAAAAAAATAGTGGTAGCCGAAACGCCATCAGAGCCATCAGAGCCAGCAGAGCCAGCAGAGCCAGCAGAGCCAGCAGAGCCAGCAGAGCCAGCAGAGCCAGAATCTACCGTACTGGAAACAGGCGAACAACCAGCAAATGATGCGGCCCCCGAGGTTAATGAAAATATTCAACACGAGCAGGATCTTGCTGAAGGGAAAGACTCTCACCCCGAATACCCCAAATTAACAGCTGTACCCACCATGCCATTCCGACATCGCGTGCTGGCGCAGGACATCGGCTGCGGTGAGTATATGTATCACGTCGACGAAGAGCAGAAAAAAGAAATTATCGCACTGGAAATGGATCAGGATAATTCATATATCCAGAACCTGCTGCTCGCGGCAGAGAATGTTGAAAAGTTCAAGAAAGCCAATGAAGTTGATATCTGGAAGGCAGTGAATTCCGTAAAAACAGTATTCCCTGTCGATAAAAAAACGCCAGAACTGGCAATCGTTATCCAGTTCCTTAATGCCTGGTTTAATACGGAACATATTGATCGCGGGCTTCTAACGAAGGAGTGGACTAACGGTAACCGTCTGTCCTGCATCCAGAGAACTTCCGGCGGAGCTAACGCAGGAGGTGGAATCAAGACTGACCGAAACCCGGACTATATTCATACCCTGGATACGCTGGATTACGAAATTGCCGCGGCCACGTTGCCGATGGATTTCGATATTTACAATTTACCGCTATCTATTCATCGACGCGCTAAAGAAATCATTACTAAAAAAGAGAGCCCGTTCAAAGAGTGGTCTGTAGCACTGCGCGAAACTCCCGGCATTCTTGATTACTCCAGAGCGGCAATTTTTGCTCTTATCCGCGGCACATCATCCGAATTGGTTAAATTTTCTGGTCGGCTACGGGCATATATCAACGCAAACCTGACTGAGAGTAATCACGAAAAACCGACAGCTGATACTCTTGCGGCTTCGCGTCAGATTAATTCTGCATCGGTAACCCTTGACGCGGTTCACGATGCCATCAACGGTAATAACGAAACCACGATCCCTGATGGGGTGGGTGAAGAATATGCCTTTGTTGGTAACAAACTCGTCACTGAAGCCCGGTCCCGCACTGGACAACCTAACATCGAAAACCACGGCAATGGTGTCTTTTCCATAGACAGCCTGGTTAACGCACCACCAGCGCAACCATTATCTGTTGTCGACCAGGTTCTCCAGCACTCAGTTGAAGAAAAGATCAAACCAGATAACAACGAGGAAGCCGCCAGTGATGAGCAGATGGAAGAGATTATCAACAATGAAGCCCAAACTGGTAATGAAGTGTCTCAGGGCGAAACAACAACTATGCCAGATGAAAGCGCTGATGCTTCTGGTGAGCAAACAGATGCGATAAATAATGAATCCGTTCATCAAATTGCTGAACAAAAGTCTGACAAACTTTATTCCCACTTAATGGTGGATATGGAAACTATGGGCTGCGGTCCTGATGCCGCAATAGTTTCTATCGGTGGCGTATTTTTCGATCCTTCTTCTGGCAACACTGGCGCCGAGTTTTACCAGGTCGTCAGACTTGAATCATCTATGTCGTTTGGCATGAAACCCGATGCGTCGACAATCGAGTGGTGGTTAAAACAATCTTCGGAAGCTCGTTCTGCAATTCTTGTTGATGATGCAATGGGGCTGCTTGAAACCCTCGAGCTTCTGGCTGACTTCATAGCTGAAAACGCTGCTAACGGTAGCCACACAGTTCAGATATGGGGTAACGGATGCTCTTTTGATAATGTCATTCTTCGCCGTGCGTTTGCATTAACAGATACCCCCTTCCCTGTTCCGTACTGGAATGACAGGGATGTAAGGACCATGGTCGAACTGGGTAAATCTGTGGGTATCAATCCACGCTTTGACATCCCGTTTGAAGGCGACATGCACAACGCGCTTTCTGATGCCCGACATCAGGTCAAATACGTGTCAGCAATCTGGCAGCGTTTGACTGCAAACTGATTTTTGATATTCAGAATAACGACCACCAGCCGGTTATATTTTACCGGCTGGCTATCTGAGGTGATAGCCATGTATGAACTCACACTGTCACCAGCGGAAATTGCAGAAATAACGGGTTACAGACGATATACAGAACAACAGCGCCAGCTGCGTTGCCATGGGATCCCATTTACTACAGACGGGAAAAACAGGCCAATTGTTCTGCGTCGGAATCTGGCACCAAATACGACTGAATTACCAAAGGTTGACGAGTATGTTGCAACTGAACCCGACTTCGACGCCATTTATGGGAAGACCACGCAAGAATCCAAAGGACGCGCATCTGCCTCCGCGGGTTACCAAAAATAAGTACAGCTACGTCTGGAAACCGAAAGGAACGAAACTCAGCGTAACACTGGGAAAAATCAGGGATACCAGCATGTCTAAACTCTGGCAGCGTTATGAGGAAGAAAAAGCAAAACGTCATGACGTAATGACGTTCGCAAAACTCTGGGGGCTGTTTCTAGATAGTCCATCGTTCACTGATCTATCAGCAAGAACGCAAACGGACTATCGTCAGCATCAAAAACAACTGCTGGCCGTATTTGGAAAAATGAGAGCGGATGACATCAAGATAGAGCAGGTCCGTATCTATATGGACAAACGAGGGCTTACAAGCAAGAACCAGGCAAATCAGGAGACCTCAAGCATGTCTCGTGTTTATGGCTGGGGTTTTGAAAGAGGATATGTGAAAGGTAACCCCTGCAAAGGGGTCCGAAAATTTACACTTAAAGCTCGCGAGATATACATCACTGATGAAGAATATCAGGCGATATACATTGAAGCGGCGCCAGCGCTCCGCGTAGGTATGGAAATAGCTTACTTATGCGCTGCCCGCGTTTCAGATGTTCTGTCATTGCGCTGGTCCCAGGTTAGCGATGAGGGGATTTTCATCCAACAGGGTAAGACCGGCACAAAGCAGATAAAGGCATGGACTGTGCGACTGCATAATGCCATTGCTTTAGCCAGAACGTTAGGCGGTGAAACTACGGTTGTATGCAGTAGCAAGGGAACGAAATATTCGAAAAGTGGATTTAACGATCTATGGGAGGCGGCACGTGAATCTGCGGGGATTGCTCTGGGAAGGAAATTGAAGTGCACATTTCACGACCTTAAAGCCAAAGGTATTTCAGACTACGAAGGATCCAGTAGAGAGAAACAACTCTTCTCAGGGCATAAAACGGAAAGTCAGGTTCTTGTTTATGATCGCAAAGTTAGGATTTCTCCGACGTTAGATCTTCCTGTTTTGGGAGAATCGGAAGATGATTAAGGCGAGAAATATACCAAGCGAGTATACCAACACTATACCAAGTGTGACGGGCGTCGTTGAATGGAAGTAAGCTAAGTGTTTGAATAGTGGCGGAGAGAGGGGGATTTGAACCCCCGGTAGAGTTGCCCCTACTCCGGTTTTCGAGACCGGTCCGTTCAGCCGCTCCGGCATCTCTCCGTTTTGATGGTTGCCATCATGCCAGGTAATTTGGCATTTTAACAGACCCTGTCCCTTCAATTTTGTTCAAGTGACGAGTTTGCGAGCAAATCGATGATTAAGTGGCCCTGGAAAGCACAAGACACCGCACAAAATGAGTCTGCTCAGTGGGAGGAAGCCCTTGCAATCCCCCTGCTTGTGACCCTGACCGCGCAAGAACAAGCCAGACTCATTGCGCTGGCAGAGCGATTCCTGCAACAAAAAAGGCTGGTCGCCCTTCAGGGTTTCGAACTCGACTCGCTGAAAAGCGCGCGCATCGCTCTGCTTTTCTGTCTGCCGGTTCTGGAACTGGGTATCGAATGGCTGGATGGCTTCCATGAGGTGCTGATCTACCCTGCGCCCTTTGTCGTCGACGACGAATGGGAAGATGATATTGGTCTGGTCCACAACCAGCGCGTTATTCAGTCCGGACAAAGCTGGCAGCAAGGACCAATCATCCTGAACTGGCTGGATATTCAGGACTCCTTCGACGCCTCCGGGTTTAACCTGATTATTCATGAAGTTGCCCATAAGCTGGACATGCGTAATGGCGATCGCGCCAGCGGCATCCCGCTGATTCCTCTGCGGGAAGTCGCCAGTTGGGAGCATGACCTGCACGCCGCAATGAACAATATTCAGGATGAAATTGATCTGGTGGGTGAAACGGCATCGAGCATTGATGCCTATGCGGCGAGCGATCCGGCGGAATGTTTTGCGGTCCTGTCAGAATATTTCTTCAGCGCCCCGGAACTCTTTGCGCCACGGTTCCCCGCGCTGTGGCAACGTTTCTGCCAGTTCTATCAGCAGGACCCTCTGCAACGCCTTCGTGATAACGAAGACGATGACCCATTTGACCCTGCGCAGGTTCACTGATCCTCCATTTTGGGGATTAATTAACCACTTGAAAAAGCGTGCTAATTTTACTGTTGACACGCCGTAGCGAGGTCAGTAT